GTGCAGTGTTCTTTTTATATGGCGCGGTGCAAGGCATGGACGACCGGGCAACTGAAGCAGGCAACAAGTTGATGCGCGAACGCATCGCAAAGATCAAATAAATAGAGGAAAAATCAATGTCAAATCAAATCGCAGTCAGTCCTGCTGGATCGCTTAGCCAGTTTCTGACGAAACATAAGTCGCAGATTGAAATGGCTCTGCCGAAACACATCACGCCAGACCGCATGATGCGCTTGACGCTGACAGCATTCAGTCAGAACCGCGCACTTCAAGAGTGTTCCCCACAGAGCATTTTCGCGTCGGTAATCGTCGCGTCTCAGCTCGGCCTTGAGATTGGCGTCGGCGGACAAGGCTATCTTGTCCCATACAAAAACACCGCGACATTCGTTCCGGGCTGGCAAGGTCTGGTTGATCTTGTATCACGAGCCGGCCGAGCTACGGTCTGGACCGGTGCCGTCTATCGCGGTGACAAGTTCGATTGGGCACTGGGTGACCGTCCATTTGTTAAGCATCAGCCAGAGGGAGACGCCGACAACTGGAAAGACATCACACATGTCTATGCCATAGGACGCGTCAATGGCAGTGACCATCCGGTTATCGAAGTCTGGACCATGGACCGCATCGTTCGCCACCTCAATAAATTCAACAAAGTCGGCGGCAAGCACTATGCCCTGACAAACAACTGTCAAAACATGGAGATGTACGCCCGAAAAGTGGCGTTACTCCAGGTGCTCAAGTACATGCCAAAGTCAGTCGAAGTAATTCGCGCCATGGATGTGGCCAATGCCGTAGACAGCGGGAAAAACTTTACCTTCGACGGCGACGTGGTGGTGATCGACAACGAAGAGAGCGCTGAGTCGGCCAGCGCTGGCGGCAATGGCGGTGCCCCTGCTGACGGTGGCGAAGGGGGCCGCGCCCAGCTGCCCACCTGCACGGACGAAGAATTCCAGGCGAAGGCACCGAGCTGGCGCAAAACGATTCTCGAAAAGACCAAGACCCCGGCCGGGCTGATCGCAACGATTCAAACCCGCACCCTGCTCACTGAAGACCAGAAGCTGACCATCGACAGCTGGGCTCACGAAAACGACTGATTACCAAGGAAACGACATGCAAATCCACGACCTGCAACAAGGCAGCCCGGAATGGGATCTCTTCCGCCTGCACCACTACGGTGCCAGCGAGGCGGCCGTCATGCTCGGCCTGTCCAAGAAGACCACCCGCAGCGAGCTGCTGGCCATGAAGTACACCGGTGACGCCAAGGAATTTTCCCGCTGGGTGCAGGAAAACATCCTTGACTACGGCCACCAGGTGGAAGCGCTGGCACGCCCCGTCGTTGAGAGCCTGATCGGTGAAGACCTCTACCCTGTCACCTGCTCCGGCGATCTGATGCCTGTCTGGGCCAGCTGCGAAATGTCGGCCTCCTGCGACGGCCTTACCATGGGCGAGGACACAGCTTTCGAACACAAGCAGTGGAACGAGCAACTGGCCGCCCAAGTGTGCGAAGGCATCGTACCGGATGACCACATGCCCCAGTGCCAGCAAATCCTGATGGTCACCGGTGCCCAGCGGCTCTACTTCGTTGTCTCGGACGGCACCAAGGAAAAGATGGTCCATACCATCGTGACGCCCGATCAGGGCTGGTTCGAGCGGATTCAGGCTGGCTGGGAGCAGTTCGACAAGGATCTGGCCGAGTACCAGCACACCAAGTCCGCGCCGGTGGCGGTAGGCCGCACGCCAGAAAACCTGCCGGCGCTGCACATCGCCGTGTCTGGCGAGGTCACCGCTAGCAACCTGGCCGAGTACAAAGAGCATGCCCTGGCCGTATTCGCCGGGATCAATCGCACCCTGACTACCGACCAGCATTTCGCGGATGCCGCAACGACCGTGACTTGGTGCAAGGGCATCGAAGACCGCTTGGCCGCCGCCAAGCAGCACGCCCTGAGCCAGACCGAATCCATCGATCAGCTGTTCAACACCATCGATGACGTGATTGCAGAGGCGCGCCGCACCCGGCTGGAATTGAACAATCTGGTCGAGCAGCGCAAGGCCGATATCCGCGCCGAGATCCTCGAAGCGGGCAAGATGAAGCTGGCCGAACACGTCAAGGCTTTGAACGAGCGCCTGGGCAAGCCGTACATGCCGACTGTTTCAGCCGACTTCGCTGGTGCCATGAAGGGCAAGCGTACCGTGGCCACCCTGCAGGATGCCGTCGATCTGACCCTGGCCAACGCCAAGATCGTCGCCGATCAGGCTGCCCGCACCATCGAGACGAACCTGTCCAGCCTGGCCGAACTCGCCGCCGAGCACATGCTCCTGTTTGCCGACGTGGCACAGCTGGTGCAAAAAGAGCCGGACGGCTTCGCCGCCATGGTGCGCGTGCGCATCTCGGACCACACGGTCGAGCAGGACCGCCTGGCCGCCGAACCGGCGCAGCCTATCGAAGCGCCGACGCCAGCACCTGTGCCGAAGGCCGCAACCCTCACGCAGGAAAAGGCATGGCCGTTCCCGAGTACATCGCGCGCAGCCGCATCTGCCGAGGTGCCCACCTTGCGCCTTGGGCAGATCAATGAGCGCCTGGCCCCGATCAGCCTGACCGCAGATGGACTGTTCAGCCTGGGTTTCGCGCATGCCGCCACAGACAAGTCGGCAAAGCTCTATCACGAACACGACTTCCCGCTGATCTGCGCCGCGCTGGCCAAGCACGCCACAGAAGTGCAGCAAGCCTACGCCGCCCAGGCGGCCTGATCAATCACCACACACACCACCAACGAAAGGAATCACATGGACACCGCAATCGCAGCCCGCCCACAAATCGCCCTGACCTCAGTCGAATCGTCACAGGTCGCAGCCATCGGCCACGATGCCGAAACGAACACTCTGGCAATCCAGTTCCCCGGCAAGGGTGACCGCGCTGGCAGCCTCTATCACTACAGCAATTTCACCGCAGACGATTTCGCTGCCTTTCTGGCTGCTGAGTCCAAGGGATCGCATTTCATTCACCAGATCAAGAATCAGGCCGAAAAGTTTCCGTTCGTCCGTATTTCGTAACCGTTCTTTCTGAGGCACGCCCGAGTCGTAAGCCTCTGTGAAGACAGGGGTAATCGGGCACAAACACCCAATTCATAAAGGAGCAATTGATGAACGCAGTGACAGATCTCCCGGCCAGCACCGTATCGCAAGCCGAATTCGTGACGGTCCCAGCAACCACCCTGCCAAATGGCTTGGTTGTTCCGGAATTCAAGGTAGGCAAATACCTCTCCGGCCAATCAGCTGACGGCAAGGTGATCATCACCGCTGATGCCGCGCCGTGGGTCGATATCAACTTCAGCGATTCCAAGGCGGCAGCAAAGGATGCTGGCTACAGCCTGATTACAGAAACTCAGTATCTGGCGCTGGCCCTCAACATTGCCGGCGTAGCTGCGAACTGGGTATCGGGCATCGTTGGCGAAGGAAGGATGTTCCAAGGCCTGCGCGACTATTCCGTCGATGAAGCGCAACCCGCATCAGCAGGCCCTGACGATGGTAACGAGCGCCGCTGGATGGAGCTGTCGAACGGCGATCGCATCTGGGATGTAGCCGGCAATGCTTATTCGTGGGTCTTTGATGATATCCAGGGCGATGAAACAGGCCTGGTAGCCAAACATTTCTCCGAAGTCTCGCCGTCCATCACCATTGCCGCATCCGTAGCCCCAAGCATGGAAAAGGGTGTCGGCTGGTATCCATCCGCTGGCCGTGATTGGTCCGGCGATGCGCTCATCCGGGGCGGCTGCTGGAACTCGGGGGACAACGCCGGCGTGTTCGCGCTCCTCAGCGATTGGCCCGACAGCGAGAGCGACGACGTCGGGTTCCGCTGCACCAAACAATAGCCCGGGCCTCTGGCCACTGGTCTCTGGTCACTGCGAAGCGGTGACCAGATAAAACAAAATCAGAGACAAAAAGTGAAAACAGCGCAAATCCCAACAACTGAAGAAATGAATATGTTCTCAATCAAGGCTTTCCGTGGCGTCGAGGTTGGCATAGGCGCAGCCGATAAAGTAGCCGACATTGCATTGAAACTGGAAGAGCAATACCCGATGCACCTCGTGCTGGTTCAGGCTGGCAAGTTCTTGCATGGCTATGACCGCACTGCGCATGCCCTGAACACCCTCAAGCAATACAAGCTGCAAGTGGTCGGCAGCAGCAATGATCCCCATATTCGTGTTGGCTTCCCTGTCAACAAATTCAAAAGCCGGCTCTGGTCAATGGTGAAGGAATTCAATACCCCCTATGTGGTTTCGCTCGGAACGCATGAAGAAGGACGCGACGTATATGTCTCCGAATTCGGCAATGCCGATCAGTCGATTATGTCCGCTGTCTCGCGCGGCGTGGTCATGCAAGTCATCAACGACTTACGCCAGCATGGTGAACTCAATCTGGCCAGCGCAAAGAAGATGCTGACCAACCCCGATGCCAATGGCTTCAAATTGAAGACGCACGCTCAAGATTTGGACATGTTCATCGTCATGGATTTGATCAAGATGCCCCGCGACATCCGCGTAACTTGGGGTGAGAACGTTCGTACCTGCATGGCGCGCATCATGTACGGCATCTTTGCCTATGGCCTTGAATCGAACAAAGTCAATCTCTTGAAACGCCTCTCCGCAGAGGTTGATCTGCTCAAGCACTACCTATCGCAGGCTCCGCGTTTAGGCAAACTCAAGTTCGCTTTCGAGCACAGAGTTTCCCTCGCCGTTGAGCTTGGCCGCCTCTTGGGTGGTGTTCTCCGCTCTACGCAGGAGGCAGCATGATCAACGAAGGGGGCTTTCTGGGAAGTCCGGCAATGCGCTCATCCGGGGCGGCTACTGGAACTCGGGGGACAACGCCGGCGTGTTCAATCTCAACAACGATTGGCCCGACAACGAGAACGACAACGTCGGGTTCCGCTGACCCAAAAGAATCACGCTTAGATCGTGAGCATGCTCACGAAAAGCCATCTATTTTTGGTCGAAAGTCTCCAGGGGATTCCCCGAAAGCATGGCTGATGTCCGATCTGGAAACCGCTGCGGGGCTTCCGAGCGCTGCAGCGGGATTCGGTGCCGGCTCCACTTTTGAGAAATTGACCAGCCTCGGCAATCTGTTCCAGTGCTGGTGGAAGGCCAAGCAGAACAAATCGCAGAATCTACGCATCCAGCGTTTCGGTGCCGATCCGCTGCGCCACCTGACAACCATACAGGAACGCCTGCGCAGCCGTGCCTATACGTTCGGCCCATACAAAACATTCACCGTGCGCGAGAAGAAATTCCGTTGCGTGGTAGATGCTCCAATGAAAGACCGGATCGTCCATTGGATGCTTTATCGCTATTTACTGCCGATCTGGCAACCACGGTTTATCAACGACACATTCGGCAATCTGCCTGGCCGTGGCTCGCACGCAGCAGTGAATCGGCTGGCGCAACTGTGCAGCAAGGATTCTGCTGTTTGGGTGCTTCAGATGGACATTTCGAAATACTTTTACTCGGTACCGCACTCGCAGCTCAAAGCCCGTGTATTGCGCTACCTGGGCGACACTGATCTGCGCAGCCTGATCGTGTCCCTGATTGACTCGTTTCGCACCGACAGCCAATTCGATGACCTGTTCGCGCCGGACAGCGCGTACAGACGCACCCACGACAAGGGAATGCCAATTGGCAATCTTTCATCGCAACTGTTCGCCAACATCTACTTGAATGAGTTCGACCACTGGATCAAGGAATTTTTGGGCGTCAGATTCTACATCCGCTACGTAGACGACATTGTGATTCTGGGCGAGTCGCGCGAACAGATGCTCAATCTCAGTAATCGCATATCTGAAAAGCTGGCAGCTGACGGGTTGACTGTACACCCGCACAAGCTCCGGATCGCTCCTACGGCCGCTGGCGTGCCTTTCCTCGGTTATGTCGCATGGCCCGGACACATCTCCGCCGGCGCGTATCTCCGGCGACGCTACCACCACCGTCTTCGCGAGCACCAATCAGGAATTAAAGACCGCTCAGAAGCAATTCAATCTTACCAAGCCGCTCTTGCACTGACCGGCACCACTTACCGAGGATAAGCCATGTGGTTCAAAAACCTTCAAATTTACCGCCTGCCGACACCGTGGAAAATTTCCCATCATGACCTTGAGGCGTATTTGATGCCGCAAGCCTTTGCGCCCTGCTCCAGCCTTGAAATGCAATCGCAGGGCTGGGTATCGCCACGCGGCAACGATCAACTGGTGCATGTCGTCAATCGTCAGTTCCTGCTAAAGCTGGACACTGAAAAGAAGCTGCTGCCGGCTTACGTGATCAATCAAGTCACCAAGGCCCGCGCTGCCGAGTTGGAAGAGCAGCAAGGTTTCCCGCCCGGCCGCAAGCAGACCAAGGAGCTGAAAGAACAGGTTGCCGACGAGCTTTTGCCGCGTGCCTTCACGCGCCTGACCAGCGTCTGGGTCTGGATTGACCCGGTGAATGGCTGGCTGGTGGTTGACTCCAGCGCGCCAGCAAAGTCCGAAGAAGTTCTGAATCTGCTGCTCAAGGCGATACCGCAATTCCCGCTGGAGACCTTGCGCACGGTCCGTTC